TCCAGCCGAGGAGCCCTGCCCCGACCGCGCAGATCAGCATCGACAGCACCGGGATCGCGCAGCAGAAGAACAGCACGAGGATCGTCGCCCACTCGAATCCGCTCAGTCCGTTCATGCCCGTCGCATAAGCCTCCGTCGATGCCCTTCCTGAACCCGCTGACCAGCCCAGAACCGTTCTGAATCGGTGCGCGGACCAGGTTTCTCTACCCTCAACTGGCCGGCAATCCAAGCGCAGTCTCGGACCATGAGAGCCACCGCGTAGGCCATCACGAGGTCGTCGTGCTTTTCCGCGACCATCTTCGGAGCCCCGTTCCGGGTCATTCCGGCCTTCACGCGGTCGAACCGCTGGCCCCTGAGTTCCTCGATCAGTTCCAGACTGGGAATGTCGCAACCGTCGTCCAGCGCCAGCTTTACGCGGTCGATCATCTGCGGCTTGGTGATCGAGTTCGTCTTCCAGCCCAAGTCCTCGGTCGTGTCGTGCGCGGCCCGCGTGTAGAGGCGGTGCCGGAAGATCCTCGGGTAGCCGACCCCGATCGCCGCGTGGCAGGCAGAAAGCCCGTGCGCGGACGGGAATGTCTCGAACGCGAGCAGGCCGGAGAGGTAGTACCAGCCCAGGCGGGCGCACGATCGACCCCACGGGATCGCGGCTCGGTGCTCGCGCCAGATCGCGGCTACTCCGCACGTTTCCGCGTCGAGCACAACCGCCGCGGCCCAATCGCCATCTGGACCGCCGCCGCTGGAATCGACTCCGACGACGTACTGCCGACCCGGAGCGGGCGGGTGCCAGACCTTCAGCCCCCCGTCAGCCGATGGTGAGAGCCGGTAGCGCGAGACCTCCTGCACGGGCAGGGATCTTGGACCTACTGCGCCGCGCCGTCAACCTGCGCTTCGTAGGCGGTCTCCGTGAACCCACCGCCGACAGTCGCCTCTGCGGGCCCCAGCGTGCCCCGCCACACCGGATCGCTCACCTTCCGCGCGTACCTCTCCAGCACCTCGGGCGAGAAGACCTTGTTCCCCGTGCTGAGGAACGCGACCGAGTACCGGCTCGGGTATTCCTGGTTGAACAGGTTCACGTCGTTGTGGATCTCCGGGTCGGCAATCTTCGCTCGTCGCCACGCGAGCTGGTCGAAGCCGACGTGCTGCCAGCCAACGCCCTTGAGCCGCCACTTCTTCACGTTCGGCCACTCTCGGACCTCTTCCCACTCCATGCCGGGTCGACCGCGCACCCAATACTTTTGCTCCAGGAGCCACTTCTCCTCGTCATCGAGCGTCGCCTCGATCTCCGCGATCATGGCCGCGCTCGGCTGCTGACCGCCGCCGTAGGTCTTGGAGTAGAAGTACCTCTCGTTCTCCCACCACGCGAAGAACAGCGACACCCAGCGAAACCTCCGCTCGTGCAGCGGTACGTCGCGCTCCGCGTAACCGGCCATCCAGTTGTCGCGGAAGAGGCCCGTGTCTCCGTTTGCGGTCGACTCGTCGTATCCGTAGGTGCCAACCTCGGCCGGGAGCGACGCGAGGATCGACGGGTACTTCATCTCGGGCTCGTCGAAGTGCGCGGATTCCGACAAGTGTACGACCGTTCTCGTCCCGCCCATTCCGGGGCGATCGACTTCGGACGAGGTGATGTCGATGGCTCCGTTGATCGGGTGCGCCCACCACATCGCGTACTTCGCCTTGCTCGTCATCTTGAAGTCCCAGAAGTCCTTGAGCGTCTCGTCTCGCGGCATCCTGGTTCGAGCGGTGTTCGCGATCCGCAGCAGCAGCTCGGAGCGGTCCTTCGTGTCGGCCACGATCAGGCCGCGTCGGTTGTTCCCGCGCAGGATCGTCTCGAACATCACGGCCTGGATGAAGGTCGAGAATCCGATCTGCCTCGCTTTCAGGCCAGAGATGCGAACGGGAAGACCCGCGCGCTCCATCACGATCGTCCAGTATTCGATGCGACGCTGCGCGCCGTTCAGGACGAGCGGGACGAGCTTCTCCTTCTTGTCGAGGATGTAGAAGGTCGACTCGATCCACTTGCGCCGCGAGATTTTCTTCCACAGACCCGTCTCGCGGTTGAACAGGCTCGCGAAGAGGACGTTGCACGCTACCTGCGGATCGAAAGCCGCCTTCGTGTTCGCGTCCGTGACGAGACGCTGGACTTCCAGATCCTCGGCGGAGACCTCAGACACTTGCAAGCCACCGCTTCACGGTCACGACGCTGGCCTCGACCGCGCGGGCGATCTCGAGCGTCGGCTTCCCGGCGCGGCGCATCTTCACGGCCTTCTCGACGCGCCTCCGCTTCGCGATGGCCGGATCCTCGTAGCCGCCGCCCTGTCGCACGCGAGCCGAACAGCGGTTGCACGCGACGCGCAGCTTGCCTTTGTGCGTGACGCGCGAGTGCAGGTCGGTCGAGCCGCACGCGCACTTGCCGGTGAGGGGAGAGCCTTTTTTGTTCATGCTGTTTGCATCTGCCGGTGCTTGAAGGCGATGTGATTCTTGAGTCCGGTCACTCCGAAGGACAGGCCACAATGCTGGCATGTATGGCGCTCGCGCGGCCTACCCTTGGAACGGGTGAGATGTGGGCCTCGCACTCCAGACATTGCTTCACGGGCAGCTTCACGGAGCAGCCATCTGGCACTGAGCCAAGTACGACGCCTGCCAGTCGATCACCGTCGCGTTCGGAGCCGTGAGCGCGTACATCTTCTGCTGCCACGTTCCGTACACGGTGTTGTACATCGCCCCGCGCGTGAGCCACGCGGGATCCTTCGTGATGTGGTGCGCGAGAGCGCAGGCTGACTCCGCGTGCGTCGCATCGCCTTGCGTCTGCGGAGATCCGCCCCAGCCGTCCTTGAACTCCGGCAGAGGACCGCTCGAGTCCGCGGTGTTCAGGTAGTGCCACGGACCGATGCCGCCGTAGTAGGGGAGCCTCGGAACCTTCGTGTTCGGCCCGTAGATTCCATCCAGGAGTCGCATGACCTGAACCGGCACCGGCAAGTTGAGCTGTCGCGCGAGCGCGTAGGTCCCATGCGCGAGGATCACCGTCTCGAACGTCTGGGTCGTGTAGATCATGTGCCCGCTGGCATCGAGTTGCTGCGGGAACGGAGCGCCCCACGCCTTCTGGATCCCGCCGCTCGGAATCGTCGCGAGGTTGATGAAGTCGAGGAACGCTCGGCCGAATTCCATCTGACCGGCCGTCGCGCCGTTTTTCTTCATGTCCTGCGCGTTCTCGAACGCACACCAGCCGATGTTGCGGCCGGGGCCTGATCCCCAGATCCCGTGGCCTGGATTCGCACGCGCCTCCGCGAGAAGGGCGGCGATGTTCAGAGGCACGTACCCGGGAATCGGGAGACGACCCCGTTCCGAGAACCTCATGCGCGCGATGGCCGCGACGCCACGCAGGCTCCGCAACGCCATCGGAGAGTCGAGCTGCTCTGTGAGCTGCATCGTCCTGCGCGTCCCGCGGATCTCGTGCGCGAAGTCGTAGGGCGGCGGAATCGGGTCGGGGTTCGGAACTCCGAGGACTTCCGGCAGCTTCGATCCCCATAGGTCTGGAGACGTTCCCGGTCCAGGGTAGTCGTCCACGGTCAGCACCGCGCCGGTGTCGCGCCGGTAGTACCGGATCATCCGCTCGTGCTCGCACTGTGCCGCGAGTAGGGCGAGCTGGAGGTCGTAGGAGTTCTGTCTCCAGCCCGTCGAGAACTGGATCCCCGAACCTCCAACATCGCCCGGGTTCGCTGGACCCCACGGCCTCCAGCCGCCGTTGACGATGAGGACCGGACCGTCCCCCGTGTCGTCGACGTGGTACGTCATGCCCGTCTGGAGCGCCTTGCGAAGTCCGCTGAGATGCGCGAGGTCGCTCTGCGCTACGGCCGCGGCCTGCTGCGATCCGAGTTTTGGCATGGGCATCCCGCATGGGCCGAAATCGTCCGCGTGCGATGGGTCGAAGATCCCGACGGCCAGCCTCTTCGCGCGCGCGATCAGGTCTCGTCGACCTATCGGGATCAGGACTCCGCGTCTCCACGTCTCGCGCCCGATGCCCCAGATCGTCGGCCAGGGACGATCGAGGTCCCACACGATGCCGAGGTCGTCGCGCGCCTCGACGCTGATCGTGGCAGGCATGAGCTGTTTCGTCGCGCCCTGATTCCCAACGACGATCGACGTGTTGCCGATCGAGAGTTCGAACTCGATCAACTCGCCCACGCGCCGCATGAAGCAACCCACGTCGGGTCGAGTGTTCGACGGCGACCACATGAGCGGAGACCACTTACGCGAGTCCGCAACGGGAGCGGTGAGCGCGTGCGGCTCGCCTTCGACGTGGACGACGAGTTCGGCGGTCATTTCTTCGCCTTCCCCTTCGTCGCGCGGATGACGTTCACGCGGGGACGCTCGTTCAGGACCGCGTTCAGAACGATGAAGCCGCTCTCGTCGAATAGCCTCACCGACCATCCGAGCCGGATCTTCGACGCGGGCATGGTGCTGTCACACTCGATCTCGATCACGACG